AGATTTCCAAACAAGTCAGTGGATTAGAGAATACACGTACAGTTCAGCAAAGCAAATTATGGGCGAAGCACGTGAAAAGTTTGCTAGTATTAGTGGTCCACAAGGTGGAACAGCACTAAACGGCGGACAACTTAAAGCAGAAGCAACTAGTGAAATGATGCAGTTGATTGAAGACTTGAAGAACTTTACCGATGGCTCACAGCCATTGTACTGGGTAATCGGATAATGAAAATTAATGAAATAACAGATGATAAAATAATTAAAGGTCCGTGGGGAGATAAGAAAATAGCTAAGGACGGCGATGGATACGGCACTATGTTTGATTTAGAAACAGGCAAAACAGTTTCTAAGCCAATTGATACAGACAGTTTAGAACAAATACCATTAAGAAAAGCGTTCGGTAGTAGTGAATACAATAGGATTATCGAAATGGGGTATGAGTTTGATGAAAAACCAAGTTATTTTAGTACTATTAAAAAGGAAATACCAAGAGGGAAGTTAGGCACAGTACAAAAAGCGTTAGGAAGAAAAATACACGTATATACAATGGAAGATATACTAGAACCACACAACAAAGGGTATTATCCTCAAGTAGATGCTAACTGGAATGTGTTACATGACAACGAAGAAACGTTTATTGTAAGAGTAAGTAAGCATAGCACAGATATACATGATTACCGTGCGGGTGATATGTTTTTAGCTAACAGATCAGGTGCTAGTTCGTATATTAGAATGTGGATTAAAATAGTATGAAAATAAACGAAATAACAGAAGGTATCAATGAGCACCGTATGGTGTGGAAGTCTACTAAGAAAGGTCCTAAGTTAGCATGGCGTTGCACTTCGGGATTTAGAGCAAATAGAACTGTTCCCGATGCTAGAGATTGTGGCAAACCATTAGATTTTGCCAAAGCACAGCGTATGAAAGTTACACGCAGACGCACTAGCAAAGCACAAGCACGCAAGACTAAAAAGACCAAAAGGGTAAATCCAATCTCTAAGTTAATTAGAAAGTTAAACAAAAAACATTAGTTCGGTTATATTCAAATAACATATCATATAAATGATGTTTCAAATTAAATGACTGTATTAGTATCAGGCGATAGTTTCTTAGACGATGGTGTTGTAAGTGAGTACGACATGGTAAAGGATGTAAGTTGGCCTAATATCCAATCGGCATTTGAATTCACGCAGTTACCTACGTGGATTAAAGATGAATGCGAAACTGTTTTTAACATCACTCCCAATGCCAACTCATTTTTAAATATATTTGGTCATGATTATATTAATATGGCACGTGCAGGTGCAGGCAATGAGTATATTTCGCATTCTGTTATCGAAACATGCATGCGAAATAATAATATTACAAATGTTTTTGTATTGTGGAGTGGAATGAATCGCATTAGTAATAGGTACGGCGTGAATGTTTCCAAGAGTATAAACCCATCGCTACAATTAAATACAACATTGGGAAATAGCAATTGGATACATATCGGAGGTACGTACGGGTCGCACACCCTTGAGAGCAAAAAAAGTATACTCCATCAATACAACTCGATTCAACACAAGGAATATGACACAAGGTACTTTACCGATATGACCATATTTAATATTGAGACGACAGCAAGTTTTTTAAAACAACGAAATATCAAATACACATTTGGATTTATTTATAACCCACATATTAACTACTCTATAGATTTAAACCCCAATATCATAAACGAAGGAATGTTTAATCATGATTCCAATATGTATCGACAGTATAATTGGGCTAATTACTTAACCACATTTCCGTATAATTGGGGAATAGAGAACAATGTAATGCACGATGATATGTTTCATCTCACCGATGATGGTATGTTGCAGTGGTTTAACCAAATTAAGGACGATATAACATGCATTTGATGATAGATTTAGAAACACTCAGCACTGAACAGAACGCCATTATTCTTAATATTGGTGCAATTGGGTTCGACCCATTCTCAAGTAATGTTTATACACAGCACTCGTTCTATGCAAGAATAGATTTAGAATCACAACCAACACGACATGAGAGTGAACAAACTCTGAAGTGGTGGATGAAACAACACAAAGACTCACAGGAAGAAGCATTTGGTGAAGATAATCGCATCCCATTAAACATCGCATTGGGCGAAGTATCTAAACTTGTTCGAAAATCAAGTAAGGTATGGTCACAGGGTGTTGGATTTGATATTCCTATTTTGGAAAATGCTTATAAGGATTATGGCTATTCACATCCGTGGGCATTTTGGGATATATTAGATTGTAGGACTATAATAAAGATGAATCCAGGAAAGAAATTAAGAAACAGTCACCATGCATTGGAAGATTGTATAAATCAGATTGATATCCTACAGGATACAGTCAAACGATTGGGTATAACAAAGATAGGTTAGTAATCGGCAATCAGGTCGCCTTGTGGCCATTTTTGCGTATGTTGCAATTCAAGTGAGCAATTTAAACACACAGTTTTCAAGTTCATAACCATCATTGGATTATTATTAATAACATATACATCTAACTGCTCTGGGTAAGGCGCGATGAACCCACATTTCTCACAGGTCGTCTTCTTCATATAACCTTTAAAGTTTTTATTCTTAGAAGACGATTTTTTCTTTGAGCAAGTACTACATATAGAACGATAATGAGTAATGCCATCCTTTTTATAATTGATTGCGATAGGTCTTTTACCACAACTACAAATTGTTCGTTCTTTCTGTCCTTCTGGTTTTCTAGCCATATCAAAGATACCTTTGTAATGATAATTTTATTTATTATGTTAATTAATTAGCATAATAAAAGATTACAAAGGTTTAAAAGGTACTTACAAACACTCTAATATCACAAAATCAAATAAATAGTTTTAATAATAATTTATAGATTAGGGAGTAACCCAATGGCATTAGTTTCACCAGGTGTAGAAGTAACAATCGTAGATGAGAGCGCATACCCTGCGGCATCTACCGCAACAGTACCGTATATTTTAATAGCAACCGCTGAGAATAAGATTAATGGAGCAGGCACAGGTTCTGCATCAGGAACTTTAGCAAAAGCCATTGGTAATACATATTTAATTTCAAGTCAGCGTGAGTTATTAAGTACGTTTGGCAATCCGTTCTTTTACAAAACATCGGGCGGAACACCTATTCATGGTTATGAATTGAATGAGTACGGTCTTCAAACTGCTTACTCTGTGCTAGGTGCAAGTAATAGAGCATATGTTCAGCGTGCTGATATTGATTTGGCACAATTGACACCAACTACAGTACGTCCTGCAGGAAACCCTACAAACGGTACATATTGGTTAGACACAGCAAGCACACAATGGGGTATCTTTGAATGGAACTCAACTACAGAAGCGTTTACAAATAAAGTACCAACAGTAATTACATCCACCGCAGATTTAATAGGTGGTGTTGCAGGCGGTACTCCACTAACAAGTGTGGGTGTAATGGGTGACTATGCAGTAGTTGCAATTAATGCAAGTTCACCTGTATATTACAAGAATCGCAATAATGTATGGGTTCTAGTCGGTGATAATAGTAATACATCAAATACAGCGGATTTGGATTGGTATGACAGTCATCCATGTGTAACAAGTGCAGATGCAAGTACATTAACAATTGTTAATAGTTCAACTATTGTTATCAATGGCACAACTTGTACTGTTGCAGGTACAGCATTATCTGATGTTGTAACAGCAATTAATGGAGCAACAATTACAGGTATTACTGCACAAGTTATTAGTAATAAATTAGAAATTTATGCTAGTCCTGACGCTGCTAAAGTAACATCAAATGAAGTTACTAGTGGTAGTTTTATTATTGGGAGAGAATACGAAATTAAAACAGTTGGAACAACAGACTTTACATTGGTTGGTGCAAACAGTAATACAGTAGGTGAAACATTTATTGCTACTGGTATTGGTGCAGGTACAGGTGTTGCATACGACAGAGTTATGTTAATCGTTGATAACACAGGTGCTAGTATGGGTGGAACACATCCTACGTTGACACTAAGAACTAGTTCACATACACAAAACCCATCTTGGAGAGCAACTGATTTTGCTGTTGCTACTGTAGGTCGCCCAACTGGTTCTGTATGGATTAAAACAACTAGTGTTAATTTAGGTGCTAATTTAGTAGTTAAACAGTACAGTACAACAACTGCATCTTGGATTACACAAGCAACCCCATTATATGAAAATGATGCAATAGCAAATAAAACGCTAGACGCAACAGCAGGCGGTAGTACAATTACAACAGGTTCTACTTATGGTATGTATGATGTAACAGACAATGACACTGCAACTGTTAAAGTAATGGTTCGTAGTGGAACAGGTGCCGTTGAAATTACAGGTTCTTTAACAACTCCTACATTTGTCATTGGTGAAACATTCACCGTTAGTGCAAGTGATAAAGGTTCAAACAATATGACAACACCTGTTACTGTAACAATGACAGGTACTACAGCATCAACATTTGCTTCTGATTTATCAGCAGTAGCACCAACTAATGTATCTGTGTCAGTTCTCGCCACAGGCGCTATAAAAATTACACATACACAAGGTGGTGTAATTGAAATTAAGGATACAAGCGGTACACCAATTACAGATGCAGGTATTACTACTACGTTAAGTAACGTACGTACAGGAAACGACACTAACTTAGTTCTTAGTAATTGGGAAGTTCTTGCTACTAAGACAGGATTTAGCGCAAACACTGTTGCACCTGGTTTAGATCCAACAGAAGGTACTAAGTGGTACTACAGTGCAATTGATGAGTACGACTTAATGATACACGATGGTTCTGGTTGGAAAGGTTACCAAAATGTAGCAAATGATGTTCGTGGTTTTGATTTAACACTGACTAGTCCGAATGGTCCAATTGTTTCAGTAACTGCACCAACACAACAAAGTGACAAGAGTGCATTAGTACATGGTGATATTTGGATTAATACTAGTAGTTTAGAAGAGTTTCCTTTAATCCACAGATGGCAAACTGTTAAATCCGTAGCACAATGGGTTTCATTAGATACAACAGACCAATCAACTGAGAATGGTGTACTATTTGCAGATGCCAGATGGGCAACAAATGGAACAACAGATGTGATCAGTGACGCAATTCCAACTATCAAGAGTATGCTTACAAGTGATTACTTAGATTTAGATGCTCCAGCTAGTAGCTTGTATCCAACTGGTACAATCCTTTGGAATACTAGACGTAGTGGTTACACAGTTAAAGAATTTAAATTAAATTACTTTAATGCATTAGCATTTACTGGTACGTTGCCAACTGAAAAGAATGCATGGGTTAATGCTTCAGGTCTTAAAGACAATGGTGAAGCAAATATGGGTAGATTAGCACAGCGTTCTATTGTTGTTAAAGCAATGAAAGCGGCTATTGACACTAACACTGATATTCGTGAAGAGCAACGTGTGTTTAACTTAATGGCAACTCCTGGTTACCCTGAGTTAATGGTTAACATGGTAGCACTTAATAATGAACGTAACAACACAGCATTTATTGTTGGTGATTCACCATTAAGACTTAAAGAATCTGGAACAGACCTTATTAATTGGGCAACTAATAATAGTGGTACGGGTTTAGCAACTAATGATGGACTAAATGTTAATGACAACTACTTAGGTGTGTTTTATCCAAGTGGTAAAACAACTGATTTAACAGGCACAGCGATTGTTGTTCCACCAAGTCATGCAATGCTTAGAACTATTATTAGAAGTGACGACCAATCTTACCCTTGGTTAGCACCTGCTGGTACTAGACGTGGTAATGTTGATAACATTAGTGCATTGGGTTACTTAGATGCTGAAGGTGAATTTAAACAAACAGCAGTTAGACAAGGTTCAAGAGATACGTTATATGAAAACAACGTTAATCCATTAACATTCATCCCTGGTACTGGACTTGTTAACTACGGTAATAAGACAACTAAGTCTGGTACAGCACTTGATAGAATTAATGTATCGCGTTTGGTTTCTTATATCAGAAGTCAAGTTGATTCTCTTGCTAAGATGTTCTTATTTGAGCCTAATGACAAGTTAACTCGTGACGAACTTAAGGGTTCTATTGAGAAGATTATGAATGACCTTATCGCTAAGCGTGGTTTATATGATTACTTGGTAGTATGTGATGGCAGTAATAACACTCCTGGAAGAATTGACAGAAGTGAGTTATATGTCGATATAGCCATCGAGCCTGTTAAAGCAGTTGAATTTATTTTCATTCCTGTTCGTATTAAGAACACAGGTGAAATAAGTAATGGTTCGTAGGATTTAATAAAAGAAATAAGTTAAACAAAAATCCTCTTAATTGAGGATTTTTTATAACTATAATATTATTTAGCACATGCCATATGAAATTCACATGGAACGTTAGTTAAACCATTTTTCCATATTTTCGTACTGTTTGAATTGTTCTATATTCTTTTTATTAATAACTGCATTGTCATAATTAAATTCAGGTTGTTCAACCTCCACGTAACCGTTGATAGTTTGCTCCTTCCACTTTAAATCCGTTACCTTTGGATAACCTGAATTTAGTTGCCAATCTGCATTTTTCTTAAGCAACTGTTTCCCACGTTTGTTTAACGGATACATATATCTAAACATTAACCCTTTGATTCTTCGCATGTTTATTTTATTAAGGTAGCCAATAGTTGGCCAAAACAATCTTTCTTTATTCCAATCAGTTGTTTCGCGTAACCATTCAGCATTCTCAGCGAGAACACCCCTCATTGACCTAGGGTGTACTTTCTCTCCCGCCTCTGTCATAAATGAGTCTGTCCAATAACTACCACCGTACCAAAAGTTAAATGCTTGGTACACATATCCAGGCTTTCCCATAATACCATCTGCCATTGTATATAGTAGAGTCACATCCGGTCGATTGGTTTTAATCCATTTAACAACTGCCTTTAGCATTTGTGTTTCAGAGTTTCTTGGCATTTCATCGGTCATGCACATTTTTCCAATCTCTAGGTAATCAATGGTATCTAACGATGGAAATAATTTTTTGATTGTTCCTTTTGGTTGAGTCCCCCACCCTAATGTCAACACGCCAACTAGTTCATCATCTAAATGTATTCCTAGGTAATGTTTGGTTAGTTTTGGGAACACAGGGCTATAATGCAGTTGTTGCGTGAACAACCCTGCTTTATTTTTATTAATTTGAGAAACAGTGAATTTACTCAAACCAATCTCCAATCGTTGGCGCTTCGATTCGTTTTTTTGCTAGGTTGAAATAACTCTTATCCAATTCGATGCCCACGAAATCTCGGTTCATTTTTTTAGCAATAATACCAGTAGTTCCTGAACCCATAAACATGTCTCCAACGGTATCTCCTGCTTCAGTAGTTAATTTAATAAAGAATTCGGGTAGATAACTTGGGTACACAGCAGGATGTTCAATGTTCAAATTGGATGAACTGCCTGTGATGACGTTACTTGGTCTAACCATATCAGTTGATATACGTTTACTCATATTCATACCACTTCCATTAGTCGAAAGGTTTCTACCGATGTTATTACGTTTCTTTTCTTGTTCTAGGTTTTTTGAGGTGGACTGTATCAAACATTCATTTGGGAAGAACTTATAATCATTTGTTTTTGTGAAATGGTATATTCTTTCCCACCCATCCTTTAGGCGCTTTTTACTTCCTGTTGGAAATGGGTTTGTTTTGTTCCAAATGAATTCATCAACGAACCTGAATCCCAAGTATTCGACCATGTGGATTATAAGTTTATACACGTATAAATCTCGTTGACCCTTATGGCAATGTTCCTTTATGTTGAAAAAGAAACTTCCATCCAATGTCATGGTTCGTTTTATTTCAACTAACATCGGTGAAATCCACGATAAGTAATCTTCTGACTCAGCACCACCATAATCCCGTTGTTTTGCATACGGTGGCGATGTTATCCATGTATTGACAGAATCATCTGATAATGTTTTTAGAACATCTAAGCAATTGCCATTGTGTAAATCAACCAAACCAATCTCCTAATGGTGAATCAGTTACTTGTTCCACTTCATTTCCATTGTATATTTCTTTCATACCACCTGAGCATTTTGGACATGTGTAAGTCTTATTGAATCTATTATCATGCATAGTACCTTCGCCTCCACAGCATGAATAAGTTGATGTTTTGTCAAGTGATGGTTTCGTATCAACTTCAGATAACAGACATTTCAATCCCTTGTCTAATGTATAGCAATAACGGTGCTTACGTGTTCTTGTAATCCATAACCCTTCTGTGTTTTTAGTTTCACCACGAGGATTTACCTTGCCATCAGATGCCCTAAAGAAATCTGATTTTGGATTAGATAACCCGTAGTATTTAAAATTACATACTTGGTAGATAGAACCAACATGACGGCTATCATCTGCGAGTGTGATTACAGCACGTATTTTGTGGTCTTTTTTCAACATCTTCATACTATTACCTAGTAAGTACGATGTTGCATTTGTTCCATTTAATTCAGGCAACAAACAAAGACGACTTAATTCAAGTACGCTTTGGTCAGTGTTCTCTAACCCAAACCATCCTTTTAATGCCACGTTCCCCTGTGGATTTGAAAAGGTAGCAACTCCGATTAAATCATGTTCGTAGAATAAACCGTATGAGAATATTGCAAAGAATTTTGCTTTACCCAAGTAATGATATTGAGATACGAAGTTATATGCTGTGTTTTTTGGAATTTCACTTATTCTAAATATATCCTTCGCCTTTACATCACGTTCTTTGAAACGTAAAAAGTCATTGGATTTTTTATCCTCGTCGGAAGAGGATAACGTAAAGAATTCGTCTAAACCAACCATTTACAGCATTACTTCGTTAATTAATGCCTTGATTGGTACTAAGCACAATAAAGATGCGTTATTGTCACCACCGTAGATTGTACGTGGGTTCATCTTTTCAATAAAGTTTCTCAGTGTTTGTGTTTTGAACATCAGTGTGCAAATGTGTTCATTATCTTTAATTAGATTATGTACCCATATATCTGATTCGGTAGTTGCCAATCCAGATGGTCTACCATAACATGCAAGTTCGATTGCTATGTTCCCAGTCCTGTGCCATTGGTCACGTTCTGATTTAACCTCTGACGTTGATACCCCTGAAAATATGTTGTCAATGTATTTTTCCCAATTCTGACCCCAAGATAGGTCGATGTCAAATTTTCTTAGTACATTTATATCTTTGCTTTCATTTAATGCCATGTTTCTCCTTAATCAAACCATTCTTTTAATGTTGTTATAACTCTATTCTTTGCTATATCAAAATATGTTTCGTCTACTTCAATGCCGATGAAATTTCTATTTAAGTTGTTACAGGCAATGCCTGTTGTTCCACTGCCCATAAAAGGGTCTAGTACCAAATCATTTATGTTTGACCATGACTTTATATGTCGTGTTGGTAACTCCAATGGAAATACAGCAGTATGTTCAGTTTTATTTTGTGCAACTGCCATTTGCCATATATTGCTATCGACCTTCTGTGGTTTGATAGTAAGTTCTTTTTTAATTCTCACATTGTCTTTGGATATTTGTTTGCATGTAGATTTGTATTGTGTATTTGCAGTCTTGCATTCAACCATAATGGGGTTAAATGTTTTTGGCTTTCCTTTGGAGAAAACAAACATGTATTCGAAAACTTGGTTATATCTTGGTTGTTTGACTTGAGGCATTGGGTTTGTTTTCTCCCAAATCATAGTGTCATTTAATCTAAATCCATTTTCGACAAATAATATTGCTGTTTTGAACGATGTTAAACTTTCTGAACCATTTTTAGTCTTGTCATTGCAATTCCAAACAACAACCCCACCATCATTGAGTATTAAATAAAGTTTTTTGGCAACATCTTCAAAATTTATTGATGAACCGTAACTACGTAAATCATCGTATGGTGGGCTTGTAACCACCAAATCAACCTTAACACCCTCTGCTATCAGATTATCCATAACTTCAAGGCAATCGCCTTTGTGTAAGTCAATCACCAATTCTATCCCTTGCTATTTCAAAATACTTATCGTCTAGTTCAATTCCTATTCCATTTCTGTTTAGATTTTTACACGCTACTAATGTTGAGCCACTACCCATTGTAAAATCAAGTACTAACTCACTCTCGTTTGTGTAGGTTTTTATTAGATATTCCATTAGTGCTACTGGCTTTTGAGTTGGATGTGTTTTATCTTTTATATTTGCATTGCTTTGAGTATGTATTGATGTTGGATGTTTCATGTTATAAGTTTTAGCACCTAGGTCTTTAATTGTATGCCCTTCTCTTAGTGTTGAATTTTTACTGCCATAGAATGTTTTACTTACTTTCTTTACTTTATCTCTTTTTGTCTTTTGTGGATAATAGCACATATTATTTCCTTTACAAAATACTGCTGGTTTTTGTGAGAATATACTTATTATTTCATGCACTCTTCCAACTTGGAAATTCATCATCTGGAAGTTTGATGGTTTAACTTTATTCCAAATAATGTCATATCTAAAATTCTTAATATTACTCATTCTTAACGCACTACTAAAAGGCTCACTACCAAAAAGAACTATAGCACCATTAGGTTTTATTAGTTTGTTTAGTCTTAGCCACATTTGGTCGAAAGGAATAACACTATCCCACTTACAAGCAGTAGTGCCGTATGGTGGGTCTGTAATAATAGCATCTACCTTAACGCCATCAGCAATAAGCCTATCCATGACTTCTAGGCAATCGCCTTTATGTAAGTTAATCATTCAAACCAAGTGTTTATTGATGGTTGGTTTTCTTTTATAATCACCTTATCATCATCATCTAAAACCATATCGTCAGAAGCATTGATTCTTGCTTCTGCAATTTTGAAATAATCTTTATCCATTTCAATACCAATGAAATTAAATCCAGCGATATTTGCTGACATCCCCGATGTTCCACTTCCCATGAACGGGTCTAGTGTGGTTCCACCTTTTGGTGTTACTAACGTTTGTAGGTACAATATTAATTTAATTGGTTTCACGGTTGGGTGATTGTTCTTTGTTGTTTTTATAGTTAGATTGTTATCGAATTTAAAACCACACCCACACCCATAAGTAGATTTTCCTAATGGAATAGATACATCATGAGTTGGACATTTC